GTAATAAGAATGAGTTTATTCCAGAAACATATGAAGAATATGCTAAGTACATAGAGTATGAGAAAAAAATGTTATCTGCTAAAATAGAACAAGCTATAAGGGCAAAAGATGAACAAAAAGGAATAGAAAATTTAGTTGTAAATTTAAGTAAGAATTATGGCTATGATATGATTGATGTAGCTCAGATAAAAAGATTTGTAAAAGCTCGTAGATCAGGTAAAACTAATGCATCAACTGCTGAGTGGTTATTAGGTCCTCTTGCTAAAACAACTGCATTAGAACAACCAACACAACAAAGTAGTGAAACGCAATCTATATCATCTAAATCTAATACCATTAAAACTACGATTGACATGTTCCAAGCAGGAATTGTATCGGCTACAGGAAGTGAGATAATAACTAATTTACCAAATGAAGGCGAATTTAACGAGAATCCTTGTTAATTATTTGTATCTTTGTAAAAACGAAAATTCATGAGCGCATTTTGTCCAAATAAAAATACAGCAGAGTTTGTAGAAATGGCTTCCACTTTGGGGGGAACTATAGCAGAGTCTGTGTGGTACGAAAATCAAGGTCACCCTATCTGGGAAACTAACAAGGGTGTGCCTTCACCATTATGGAATGAAATCATGAGCAACCCTGGGGTAACTAGGGGTGCTGCAATAGCCTATAAATCACATATGTATAGGAACGATTTCATCCCATCCTCAAGCTACAGAGGTGAAAAAAACGAACCTACAGCTAAACAACTGTTTGACTTTATTAACAACGACATTGCCAAAAAAGAATCAAAGCAACTTTATAAAGACTTTAATTTAGTAGACAAGAAGGATCCTAATAAGCCTATTAAGTGGTCCAAGACAGATGCGAACTTTAAAAAAGTAACAGACATTGCCCGTAAGATTAATTCAGGAAATGCTGCAAAGGCAAAGGTTATACCAATTGCTATTGGTGCAAAAGAATACTATACAATTATTCTTACACCTGGTGTATCTGAGTTTAAAAATGAAGAAGGTAAAACTACCGCACATTATGATGCAGCTTCTGGAGCTATTACTTTTTCAGAAGAAGGTTTAACTCCGGAAACTGTAATACACGAGTTTTCACATCCTTTTATAGATGCAATTGTAAAGACTAACCCAGCTTTATTTAATAATTTAATATCACAGATTAATCAGGATAAGTCTAATCCTGTAATGGCTAATATTTTTAATCATATTGAGGCTAACTATGCAAACGCAAGTGAGCTTACAAAAAATAAAGAATTACTAGCCTATACTATATCAGAGTATGGTAAAGGTAACATTGACCTAACTACAGGTACAAACACTAAGTCAGCTATTAAAGCTTTTTACGAGTGGGTGTCCGGACTAATACAGGATCTTAAATCTACTATTGACTCTAATGGAAGAGTAGCTGTAGATAGAATTCATCCTAATACAAAATACCAAGATTTAGCTAACTTCTTTACAGTTTACTCAGAAGTAGGGTCTATTGATCTGCAGGCTACGCCTAGTAAAGAAGAAGTATCTTCTATATCAGATGAGGACCACTTAGCAGCATTACTTGCGTTTGCAGAAACAGAAAGCACAGAAGAAAATAACTCTGATACATTGCCGCCTGCTTTTAAATCTATACCTACATCAGAACGAAAAAGTGAAGATATTAAAGATGAAGCGGCACATATTTTAAGTTTGCTTCCTAAAGCAATTGCAGTAGACATAACTCCAGATTACATTAAACTACTTTCAGGTGGACGAGGTGTAGTAGGTCAGTTTGAAAATGGTATTATTTCACTTATGCAATCTGCACCAGCAGGGACAGCTTATCACGAAGGTTTTCACGCAGTATTTAGAACTTTATTGTCTAAAAAAGAACAGGCTGCACTAGTAGCAGATGTAAAAAAGACAGCTACAAACCCTACAGAAAAAGAGCTATTTGCTTTAGAAGTACAGTTTGGAATTGATACAGCTGCAGCTACTACATTATACTATGAAGAAGTTATGGCTGATATGTTTGCGGATTATATGCAAGATAGCTTATACAATGCCTCTACAGGTATTCGTGGCTTTTTTGCTAGAATTGCAAATTGGATAAAAAATGTATTTGTAAACGTATCAACAACAAAAGCACTATTTAGAAATATTGAATCGGGTACTTATAAAAATAGTACGCCTGATACAGTTAGGGGCGTTGCATATAAAGTACGACCTAAAATGGATATTTATGAAGTACAAACTACTACTAGAGAGTTGGTATCACTTGCATTTCCTGAAATAAGTACGCTTGAAGATATTGAAAATACAGCAGTTAACTTAAAAAATATTGAGCCAAGACTTAGAGCACGATTAGTTGAAGTAGCTAAACTGGGAGATATAAAAGTAGCAACCCGCATTAGTAAATTATTTACTAAGGGTACTACTAATCTTGATTCTTTTTGGTTTCAAGAGATGGATAGTTATATACAACAATCACTTGGATTAGAAAGAAAACAACAGGAAATAAACGAAGAAAATATGGATCCTGAGTCTCAAGTAGATGACAGGACATTAATGTTAGCTTCGTCTTACAATGTTTCAGGTAAAGAAAAAGCAACGGCATCAGTAAAATTCATAATAGCAATGACACAGCAGACTGAGTTTGTTGATGGAGTTATGCAATACAAATCAAGTGAGTTAACAGGGTTACCTCAATTAGTAGATTATGCTACTACTTACAATGATTTAGAAAACTTACTTGCAGGTGTTACAGGTAACTACCAAGGTGGTGTAGCAGAAGATGCGTTTTTAAAAATGATAGACTTAATTAAAAGTCAGGCTAAATATAAACCAGAGTTATTTGGGCTTGCAGATAAGTTAATGTCTTTACCAAGTGCAATCCAAACACAATTTTTTGGAGCGTTTTCTAGACAAAAAGGAGGTTATGTAGATCACCTAATAAAAGGTACACCAGGCGAAACTATGACTTCAGTTATTACTAACTCTAATACTGGAACAAAAGACGTTGTAATTAGGGATAATTGGGCTGCAGCATTTACTCATAAATTTGGTGTATATGAAGGATCAACTTTAATTTACGATTCTAATAAAATAGCAGACTTCTTTGAAAAAAGGGGAGCATTTATAAACCACGTAGATTCCCTAGATGCAGCATCTGGAGTAACAGAAGAAACTAAACAAAAATTTAATAACTTAATGACTACGTTAGGGGTTACTTTAAACCCTAATACACTTCAGTTTATTATTGATAATAACTTGCCTAATATTCCAGGAGTAACTAAGGAAGTAAATGAACTGGAGGCGTTTGTAGAAAGCGTATTGACTCCGCTTATTACAGGTACTGATGGTTTATTTAATTACACAGGCGAATTATCTCAAAAAAGTAACTTCATTAAAAATGAAGATAAGTTATTTAAGAATTTACTTGCAGCTTCTGAAGCTTACTTTAAAAAAATATCAGGTGAAAATTCATTCTTAGGACCTGGTGGTAACCAAATTTGGCCATATCAGGATAACGATATGACGTCTAAAACAGTATCTCAATTTAAACAAGGTGACTTACATCACTTAGAGTTACTGGCTCGTTCCCCTTACGCTCAGAATTCTATTTTCTTAAAAGAATTAATGCAACCTGGACTAGCAGGAGAAATGGCTAGAGCTAATTTCTCTTTAACTCTATACGGTAACGTTAAGAATTTAGAAACTAAAGGTGATAAAGGTGACAAAGCAGCCGCTTTAAAGCCGTCAGATGCTTACATGGATAATTTTAATAAGCAAATGAAAGGGTTCTTTATTGGACTAGCTGAAGCAGATAAAGGACAACAAACATACGTAAGTGGAATGCCGTTTACTAGAGCTAATCTTATTTCTACTTCAGGTAAAGACTCATGGTCTACATCTAATCCCAAGGCTATGCGAGTATTTAAAGGATACCTAGCGGATGAACTTAACTCAATGAGAGTTGCGGAGTCTGTCTTAGAATCTAAGCCTGAATCAGAGTGGACTATTTATTATCACTATTACCCTGTTACTGCAGGCACAGGTACACATGGTGTTAAAAAGGATAAAGTAAAAGGTAATGTTTTTAATAGCTTTTTATTTCCTAGTATTGACTTACAAAAGCACGGCTTACAAAGTCCAGATGGTACTATTTTAGCTACAAATGCAGAAAACTTTACTAATAACTTAGGCTTAAATAAGGAAGTTAAAAGTGCTTTTTATAAATTAGTAAAAAAAGAACTAGATACAGCCACAAGTAACCAGTTGATTACTAAAAAAGAAGACGGCTCTTACACTAATCGCCTTATTGACTCGTCAGTAATAGCAGATTACACTCAAGGTGATAATACAGATTTTACGGCTCTTGTAGCTGATTATACACTTAATTCTATTATAGGAAGTATAGAACAAACTAAGTTATTTTTAGGATCTCCTGCATTATTTAAAGTAAAAGAAGTAGATAAACTTAATCACTCAGACCCAGCAAAGAGAACTACGTGGTCTAGCTTAAATCACTTTGGTGACTTTATGAAAAGAGTACCGGCTGCATTTGCTTCGGGAACTGATTTTAGAGTATACAATGATTCATTTGGTGCACCAGTTGTACCTACTCACTATACATCGGCTACTATTGAAAATGTGGATGTAGCATCTTCGTACTTCGGTGCTGTTAAAGAAGATGGCAGTGTAGTATTTAATGAAGAATCAATTACAGAAGTAAGTAACATATCAGGTATGGAGCCTGCGCAAGTTAAGGCTCTTTTTAAACCTTACTTGAAAATTAACCAAACAGATGCACAAGCGTGGATTACATTAGATGTGTATAAAGAAAGACTACTAGGTTTAGGAAAGTGGACTCCTGCACACGACATTGCTTACGAAGAGGCTATTAGCGGGAAACCTATCTCAGTATCTAATACTAAATTATTAGCACAGCCTTTAAAAACAGTTCACTCCGAGTTAGTACCTACTATTAATGGGGAAATGATCTTGCACTATAATAAACAATCAGAAGCGGTTTTGTTACCTTTTATGGCAGAGACTGCTTTAGGTGGACTTATGGCTGCAATGGAAAGAGAAGGAGTAGGTCACGTAATTGTACTTGATGGAAAAAAAGTAGGAGGGTCTGGTATTAGTAAAATTACAAACGAACAAGGGAGTTTACTTGAATCTGTAGATATTAAATTAAATCCAGTAGATCTTCGTTACAATAACTTATTCCTGCAACAAGATCTTACTCCACATGGAATTGGACCTACGCTTTTTGCGTCACAGACTAGTAAAAGTGCACTAGGAACTGTTAAATTAAAGGGAAGTTACTTTGACGGCGAAGTTACAGGAAAAGAAGCAGAGGATATGTACCACGAAGTTGTAGGTGAGCTTTCAGATAGAGGACTAGTTGATTTTGATAAAGCAGTTGGGTATAACTCAGATACTAAACAATTTACTAGAGATTCAGAAGGAAGGAAAGAAATTTATAAGTTACTTCAAAAAGAATTTAAAGGTGATATATCTGAAAATCACATGGAAGCTTTGAATTCCAATATACCATTAGATTCTTTACCAATTAGGGGCAAAGTAGCTAATAAATTACAAGCTTTAATTACTAAACACACAGTTAAATTAAAGCAACAAGGTGGAGCGTTCATTCAAATGACAGATTTAGGGTTCATTGGAAAAGAGGCATCAATTAATGATAACGTTAAAAATAATATAATATGGTTTGGTAACCCATCAGAGCGACTTAAGGCAATGCATATTGAAGAAGGGCAAGTTAAACCTGCTCAAGTATTGTTACCTTATGCTAAGTTGGTAGAAATGTTAGAACTAAAAGGTAATAATGTTTTACAAACTAAATTTAATAAAGAAAAAGTAAAAGATTTAACTTCGGCAGAGATTAAAGAATTAATGGATCCATCTGTACTAGAAGGATTTTCATATAGAATTCCAAATCAAGGGCCTTCTTCTAATGACGCGTTTGTTATAGCTGGAATTCTTCCTGCAGAAATGGGAGATACAATTGTAATGTTTTCAGATGTCACGGCTAAAACTGGATCTGATTTTGATATTGATAAAATGTTTATTGTTATGCCTAGCATATACTTTTCTGAAGCTAAAGGACAAGTAGTTCGTGCAGAGTATGACAGAGATGATATTAGTAAATCTAGTACAAAGGGGTTACAAAATTTAAGATTAGATCTTATTCGTCAATTTATCCTACACCCATCAGCTTACATTGATGTAATGGCACCTGTAGATAACCCTTGGTTAGAGAAGACAGCCGCAGAGTTATTCCCAGCTACTGTGAAAATGGCACCGTTTGAGTTTTTTACTGGAAGTAATCAGTTAAAAGTAAAGTCTACTTTTGATAATGCAAAGTCATTAGTAGGTGCTATTGCAAATCATGGAGCGCACCATGCCATGACTACTAGTTCAAACCTAGTGTTTACGGATTATTACTTAGGTGTAGGTAACCGTAGCGACAACTTTAATGGTGCTACTACTATTTCTGAAAAAACAGATGTAAATGGTAAGTCTATAGCTGGTACGCTAGGTGCTTACATGAATGCTATTGTAGATGCTGCAAAAGACCCGTTTATATCAAGAGCCAATGTTAATCACTTTACCGCAGGTACTACCTTTATGTTAACTCGCGCAGGTGTTGATAGAGAGTGGGTTTCTGCATTTATAGGTCAACCTATCTTAAAGGCACTTGTGGCGAAGCAGGCAAGTATGGAAGGTAGATTTAGTGAGAAGGTTTGGGACCCTATTAATAAGCGTTTCCCATCTGCATTGGAATTAGTACTTGCTGATTACGGTATGGGTCAAGTTACAGAGAAACAATTCAAACAGGGATTACCTGTAGGACTGGATGAAACTTACGACCAGGCTAAACACCACCAAATGCGTAAAGATAAGAAGTCTGATATCCACGTGACATCAGCACAATTATCAAACAACATACAGAATCCAAATATGGAATCTGACAACTTCAAGTTGGACCAATTAGGTGTACTTAAACAGTTCCTCGAATGGCAAGGTAAGGCAGGGGATTTAAACCAACTTTTAAGAGTAGCTAAAGTAGATGTAGAAGGAGCAACTAAGTCACTATTAGGTGCACGGATGGCAGAGAACTTACTACGAGATACATTGAGTAATGACTCAATTTCTAATAAAGAAAACTTATTAGGGATTTCTTTAAATAATGGAGTATTGAAATTTAATAAAGGTAAAGGTGCTACAATGACTAGTCGTTATTTTGAAAACTCTGTAGTAGCCTCTATTGATAGATTCAGTCCATTATTTGTAACTAGCTCAGAAGCCTCACTGTCAGTAGTAGAGACTATGCTACGTATGACAGATAACGGAGGACTTATTCAAAAAGACGGAGTAGAGCAATTAGCTCAAGGTATTCTTAATGAAGTCTACGCAATGACTGCTACAGATACAGCAGCTTTTGACAGAACACCTATGGAGTTACGTGAATTACTTTTTGGCTCTGAAGATACTTTATCAATTGCACAACGGGTTAGAATTGCTAAAAACGACTTAAGTCTTAATAACTTATTTTTAGACTCACTTGATATTCGAGTAGGTCGTGATGGTGCTCCTGATAATATAATGATGCCTAATAATGAAAGTGTACTTGAAACTAAAGAAGTTATGTTTGCATCTTGGGATGAATTACTAGGTAACCCTCAAACTAAGAAATTAGGGGAAGATCTTATTGCTTACGTTTTTTATAAGTCAGGTTTTTCTAAGACTATAGGTGACTTTTCAGAGCACATTCCAAATAGATACTTAGAAGCTACTGATTTCCACAAAGACATTGAGGTAAAAAATAGAGAGTATACAGATGCATACGCGTTACTTGATAACGATAAACTGGATCAAATTTTTAAGCATATGTACGCAGATAATAAGCTTGTACCTGTAGTAGCTAAAAATCAAATTACTCCTATGCTACACCAAGTAGATGGTGGTTATGTGGTTAGTGAAGACTACGGCTTTATACTATCTACTACCGCAGGTAGTAACCTTGCTTTTACAGATGGGTATGATTACACAAGTTACGCACCGTTTATTAAAAGAAAAGTTGCAACAGAATTTGACCCACTCGGTACACCTACTAAGTATAAGCAACAGTTGTTTAAATTTATGGGTAAGACATCAAGTGGGCAGCCTGTATACATACGAACAAACACTTTAGGTAAAACAGGACAAGCTAATAACATAAAGGAGTACATTGGTGACGGTAATACTTCCATATTTGAAGAAAATAACGTATCTTTGCCTACATACCTACAGAAGCTAGTAGAAAACTTAACTAATAACAAAGATTTAGCTACTCGAGATGTTGATGATAGTTTAAATAGAGATGATGCAGATGATAGGTTACTATTTTGCGCAATTTAAAATTAAAAAATGAGTAAAAATATAAAATGTATAACCCGTGCAGATCAAGCTGCATGGGAAGCACTTGTAAAATTAAATGAAGGCAATCCTACTCTAGCTTTTCAACAGTGGGAAGATAACGGCAGAACTATGCCTGCAGAGGCTATTGCTATGGTCTCAGAAGACGTACTAAATAACGACTACATCTTAGACGAAGTTCTAGAAATAGACCCTGTTTTAATACAAAAGCAAAGCCTGATTAGCCAAACTAGAGCATTATTAGACGCCAAGCTACAAAATTTAGACAAGATTTTAGAAGATCATCCACATCCACGTTTACAAGACGGAAGAGACGAACTTGCAGAAGTATTAAATAACATTGATATAAATGAAGCGGACCAAACGCTTGTAGATTTTGTCAGTGTAGCACAACGTATGACTGATACTGCAGACACATGGTTAGAGCAGTTTGAGTCAGGGGAAAAAATACCAACGCTCGCTGCTATTAAAAGACTAGAAGAATACGTTGCATCTTTTTCTATATTAAAAGAATTGACTTCGGATTTAGTAGAAACACAAGAACATAAAGACATTATAGACACTGCAAGTACACTTGTTGCTAGGCATCAAAACATACGACAATCTTATTTAAAAATGAGTCGTAAATTAATTGCAGAGCAGTTGAAGGGTAACTTTAATAAAGTATACGCACTATACGAAGTAAAAGCAGAGTTGGCGTTTAATAAAGAGCGTAAGCCTTTTTTAGCAAAAAAAGAAGTTAAAGCGGGTCGTAGAGAATTCATTGCTAATTATATGGCGCAGCGTAACTCTGAAATTAAGCGACAAACAGAGGCTTATATTCAGGCTATGTTACTTTCTACTACTGACATTAGTACATTAGCTTCATGGATTGTTAATCCTAAAGATCTTAATCATGACCTTATTAACGTTGCAGTAGAAGCTTTAGATAAGACTGATTTTGAAGTATGGCAAACTATGTCTACTGTTGTTGATAAATCAGATGAATTAAATTCTGCATTTATTAATGCTGTAGGTAAGCGATCAAACCCAAAAGAGCAGTATGAAGCATTACTAGTCCCAGGTACTTCTAGAATTATCAGCCCAATAGATGATGGCTTTGTTACATTTAGAGATACTTACAAGGACCAACCAGCCGTATGGAATCTATATCAGCACCTTACTTCTATGATCAAAGAGAAGGACAAAATGGTATATGCTGGGGCAAGATTAGGGTACCAGTTACCTTTTATTGAACAAGGTGGTTTAGAAAGAATGAGTGATAGAGGCGCATTTGTTGCTGTAAGAGAAGGTATAAAAGATAGCGTTAAGTTGCGTCAAAGTGATATAGAATTAGGTATCCTAACTGATGAGCAATTAAACGAACAAAAAAGAGAAGCAGCTATTCAAGAGATTAGTGTAAACGAAGCAGGACAAGAAAGAATGACAATTCCTTTGTTTTACCGTAACACTACAATGGAAGAAAAAAATATGTCTTACGATGTTGTAACTAGTATGACTCTTGATTATCATAACTCATTAAAATTTAAAGCTAAAGCTGAAAATGCTATTTTCTTAGAGGCTATTAAAGATGTTATCCACGAAGCTTCAATTATACAGACTACTTCGTTTGGTAGAAAAATGAAGGTAAACAAAGATACGAGTGAGGTGCATACTATGAAAGGTGCATCTAATCTAGAGAGAGCCATTACTTCAATTATTGAACACCGTGTATATGGTATAGGTACTAAAGGTGACCCTAAATTAGCTAAGAGATTACAATCACTTGGTAAGGCTACGTCATTTGTTACAATGAGTGGTAACGCTTTATCAGGAGCTGTCAATTATTTGCACGGGTCAACTATGTCTTGGATTGAGTCTGCGGGAACAGATAGTGGTTTCTTTGGGAAAAGTGACAGACTAAGGGCAGCTAAACAGTACGATAAAGACCTTAAAGGTATTATTGGCGATATGGGTGCTATTTCTCCTAAAAGTAAAACTAATTTGTTAATGCGACATTTTAACGCATTTAGTGAAAGTGATGCAATGGGGCATAAATCTTTTATTCAAAATAATAAAGCGAAGCGTCACATGACAGGAAGTGCTTTATATGCATTTAACTCATCAGGGGAGCACATAATGAACTCTGTAGCTACACTGGCTACCTTAAATAATGTAAAAGTAATTGACGCAAATGGTAATTTCCTAGATGCAGACTTTAAACCTACTATGGATCGTAGTAAAGCAATAGGTGTACCTGATGCTATGGAAGTTGTAGAAGGTAAATTAATGTTTAATGCAGCTGTAGCTAAGACTGAAAAAACAGACGGGGTAGGTACCTCAGATGTATTTAAGTTATCACAGAGAGTTCGTAGAGTAACACGTGATTTATACGGTAACTACGATTCTGAAAATAAATCTGAATTACAAAGAACAGCTACTGGTGGTTTACTTACTCAAATGAGGGGCTGGCTGGTTGCAGGTGTCCAGAAAAGATACAAAGGTGCAGGTACTGTTGGATTGTTTAATAAAAACGAACAGTTTCTTAAATTAGGAGAAGAGTTTACAATGGATAACTTACATAGACTTAACTTTAATTCAGAAGTAAACGAGTTTGAAGAAGGACAATACATTACTACACTAAGATTTATGAGGTCTGTACAAATGGAATTGAAAACTTTAGGCTTAATTGCAGGAAGTAAAGAGAACTGGAATAAGATGACTGATAAACAAAGAGGTAATATTAAGAAGACGGTACTAGAAGCAGGTGTAATGATTGCTGCTTTACTTCTTTCTCAAGGTTTTGAAGATGACCCAGATGACCCAGATGATATGAGTAACATATACGCTGCATACATTTCCCGTAGAATTTACTCGGAGCTATTCTCATTTGCAAATCCACATGAAGCATTACGGACATTTAGGTCTCCCGCTATTGCTATTAGTACTGTTGAAGCAGGTTGGAATGTAGCTGTACAGTTATACTCGCCTTTAGAGGTATATGAAACTGGCTCTAATGCTGGAGAAAATAGACTTATTACTAAAGTAGGTAAACTTGTGCCAGTCTATAAACAATTTAATACGTCTATTCAAGATAAATATAATTTCTTAAAACGGTAGGTACGCCTAGAGGGAAGTCTGGGAGGTACATCGGCTATGTATTGGGTAACAACGCAATGCGTAGGTTACGGGTAAGTAGGATAAAAGTCAAAAAGGGGGTAATAGCTAGTACTATTATCCCCTTTTTCCATTTTATTTGTTATTACTGTAACTTTATAGGCTGTACTTTCGTCTCCTTATCCATAAACCGGTCTAACCAGGAGTACCTCTTGTGGTCTCTTGTGAAGCACTTTACATGTACCCGACCATTTGAACCCTCTCCTCTTATGTAGTAATGAATTGTAGACTGTGACTCTATCATTAATGCACGTCCTTTTGTTATGTATTTTAATTTCATCTTATTAAATTTATAATCCTCTAACTTTTCTATACGATACCCACGTTATCGCTTGTAATTCTAGTGCCTTAATTCCTAATTCTTTTGCACAAGCCACGTAACATGACTCAAAAAATAAGTACTGCTTATCTGTTAAGACTACCCCTTCTGAAATAGCAGATGCTTTTTCAGGTTTTTGTATACAAATAGCTACCGCATGTCTATCAATTGTCGCTATACCATCTACGTCTGGAAATAGGATATTTAAGAAGAAATTTGTAGTTTTGTTACCGTTTAAAATTATTTTAATCTCTTCTACATTAGTAGCTTGTAAACACTTTAGTGCCTTGTATTTGTTAGCACCTGTATTTGCTTTAGCTTGAATGCCATCACGCATAAATCTCACTAGGTATATTTTATTAAGTTCCCAGGAAGTCTGCGGTGAAAGTGCTGCTATTACTCCGGCTACATTCATAACATTGTAACCTGTTTTATTAGCTATTTCCACTGCTAGTTCATTTGCTTGGGTATACCAATTTAAGCCGTCCCCATTACTTAATTCAAAATAACGATTTATGTTATTTATTACTTTACGTGTGGTAAGTTCTTTACCTTTAAATATTTGTTTCATATTTTTTTATTTTTTTAATTTTAGTTATTTTTTTGCAATGTGCAAGGGAGTCGAACCCTTAGTAAAGATTATACTTTACACCTATTTGTAAGCACATTTTCTATTTATTTTAAAATAGGTATAATTAGTAATCCTAATTTAATTGCCTCATATGCCAATGCTGCTTCATGGTATGCATCATCACTGGCTCTATGTGTTTCTCGGTAATCAGAATCCTTAAAAAAGTGTTGCCAAGCTTCGTCTACTTTAGGCCATTTTACTCTTCCATTTTTATTAAGTGCACCTACTTCTCCTGTAAGTGATTTCATAATACAAGGTAACTTAAGTCCTAAGTTTATTCCGGCTGCACTTAAGAAGTCAAAATCAAACTTACTATTAAAAGCCGTTATTCCTCTAGGGTACTTGTCAATTATGCCTTGTACGTTTAGTTTTTCAAATCTAGTAGATAGTCTTATATCTTCTGTTGTAAGTGTAGAATTATTAACAATCCACGACCGATCACAATCTGCTTTAGTAATACCTGGTTGATGACACACTCTGTCTAATAAGATCACACGTGCACCTGTCATTATATTTAAAGCTGTAATCCCTATCTCAACTATGTAACCCTTTTTTGGAGATAAATCCGTAGTTTCTAAGTCTACTATTAGTATATAGTCTTCATTCATTCTTTATATTTAAGCTAAAGGGATCTCCGAAGAGACCCCATAGCAGTTATTAACTTCCACACGCTTCACAGTCATCTGGGTTATCTATGGAACAAGCAATTGCTTCAAAGTTTTCAGATGATGTTTTATCAAGTGTGAATTTTATTGCGTCTGTTGCCGCTTGCGAGCGAAGGTAGTACATACCTGTTTTTAGACCTTTTTCCCAGCCATAGAAGTGCATTGAGGTAAGCTTCCCAAAGTTAGCATCTTTCATGAATATGTTTAAAGACTGTGATTGGCAAATAAATGCACCACGATCTGCAGACATATCAATTAACGCTTTTTGAGAAATTTCCCATACTGTTTTAAATACTTCTTTTAAATGTGTAGGAATTTCAGGAATATTCTGAACAGATCCATTTGCTGCCATTAGTTTTTGACGCATGTTATCATCCCATAGACCTTCTTTAAGTAAAGCTAGTACTAAGTGTTTATTGATAACTACAAAATCACCTGCAAGTACTCTACGTGTAAATATATTCGTAGTGTACGGCTCAAAACATTCATTGTTACCTAAAATCTGAGCTGTAGATGCTGTAGGCATAGGGGCTACTAGTAACGAATTACGTACTCCGTAAGTTGCTACGTCTTCTTTCAAAGCTCCCCAATCCCAGCGTGTAGAAGGAGTTACTCCCCACTCATCATACTGGAATATACCTTTAGATATAGGTGAACCTGCGTAAGAATCATACGGCCCTTCTACAGATGCTAATTCACATGACGCACTCATTGCTGCAAAATAAATAGTCTCAAAGATTTCAGCGTTGAGTTTTCTAGCTTCTACTGAATCAAATGGAATATCTAATAGCATAAATACATCTGCTAACCCTTGTACACCTACACCAATTGGCCTGTGCTTTCTGTTAGATATTGCGGCTTCTGGTACTGGGTAATAATTTCTATCAATTACTTTATTCAAGTTAGTTGTAGCTACAAACGCTACATCAAATAAAGCTTTGTGATCAAAATTACCATCTGTTACAAATTTAGGCAAAGCTAAAGATGCTAGATTACATACTGCAACTTCTCCAGGATCTGTGTACTCAATTATCTCACAACACAAGTTAGAAGATTTTATTGTACCCAAATTCTTTTGATTTGACTTTTTGTTAGCTGCATCTTTGTACAACATGTAAGGAGTACCTGTCTCAATTTGAGATTCTAAGATTTTAAACCACAACTCTTGTGCTTTAATTGTCTTCTTTCCTTTTCCATCCGCTTCATACTTTTCGTACAACTCTTTAAAGTTATCTCCATAAGCATCTTGTAAGCCAGGACATTCACTTGGACACATCAAAGTCCAAAGGCCTCCGGCCTTTACCCTTTCCATAAACAGGTCACAAACCCACAACCCGTAAAACAAGTCCCGTGCTCGCTGTTCCTCTTTCCCATGATTCTTTTTCAAATCCAAAAAATCAAAGATGTCCGCATGCCAAGGCTCCAAATACATTGCGAATGACCCTTTTCTCTTACCTCCACCTTGGTCTACATACCTTGCTGTATCATTAAATACACGCAACATCGGCACTATTCCATTAGAGGTACCGTTGGTACCCTTTATGTAGCTTCCAGTAGCCCTAATGTTACTCATAGCTAAACCAATACCTCCAGCATGCTGCGAAATCTTAGCACATTGTGTTAGAGTGTCGTAGATACCTGTAATACTGTCTTGTTGCATTTGTAATAAGAAACAAGAGGACATTTGTGGACGAGGAGTCCCTGCATTAAATAGCGTAGGCGTAGCGTGTGTAAAGAATCCTTCGGACATCAAGTTATACGTCTGTACTACTTTTTCTATATTACCGCAGTGAATGCCAATAGCTACACGCATCATCATGTGCTGTGGACGTTCAATTATGTTACCCTCACTGTCCTTTAACAAGTACGATTTAGTCAAAGTACGTACACCAAAGAAATCATAATTAAAATCTCTGGAGTAATCAATTACTGCTTCTAGTGCTTCGATATTAGCCACTGTAAATTCAAATGACTCATCGGACAGCATTGGAGCAGATTTACCTGTCTTGCTATTAATCATTCCGTACAACTTCGCTGTTGCTTCTGTGAATGTACCAGGAGTAGACTTATGTAAACTAGACATTGCAATTCTACCTGCTAGTATTCCGAAATCTGGATGCTCTACTACTTTTGCTGCGGCTGTCTCTGCTGCTAATGTATCTAATTCTACTGTAGTTACACCATCGTATAATCCACTGATCACTTTTATAGCCAATTCTTCTGGCTTAATTATGTCAGTTAACCCTATTGCTTTATTGGCGATGCGTTTAGTAATTTTATCAAATATTACTTCTTCATCTGCTCCGTTTCTTTTTATTACACGCATTCTTTCTCAGCTTTTTTAATTAATTCTTCTAAACCTTCTACATTTACTAGTAAAATTCTGTCGTCATCTTCTTGTATCTTGTCATTATTTTCATCTGTTCCTACTTTTTGATCAACTACGTAGTAATGATACCCGCTTTCTTCCATAAACGTATTTACTATGTCTATAGAACTTACTTGCATTATTCCATTTTGTTTAGTAGCATACTGATAAAATCCAGCTCTCATCTTTGTTACTTTAAGTAACGGCTCTTTTACAGTTTTTCCAAAAAGCTCTACTTCTTCTATTTTTCTACCTTTTTTAGGTTGGTTAACTAACATGTTATTAATTTTTTAGTAAATAATTCTTGTTCTTTATTGAACATTGATTTTAATTCTACATCTTCAGGCAATATACAATCTAATTCTGCCTCTCTTTTTTCTTTTAATTCTACAGCTCGGTATAAAATTTGACCTATAATGTTGGTTTTCTTTACATCGTGCCAATCTAGTATAGTTTTTTTATCTTTTTCCACTATCTGCGAGTATTTACCCTGCATAATAAGTTTTACGGCTGTTTTTGCATCTTTTGGAATTTTAAATTTAATAAGTATTTGTTCTTTATCAGGGTTACTCTGATCTACGTATTGCTTATTTTTCTTTAAGTTTGTATTCCATGTTTCAAATTGCATTTGCTCATCTTCGCCAGGTCGATATAGTAAATAAATAAACTTACCGTAATCTCCGTTTTCTTCTGTACCTATAAAAGCGTTTACAAAGTTTCTACGAAATCTTATGTTCCATTGAGAAATTCCCAAAAACGGCACAATAAAATTAGCAGTTGTAGTTATACTTGTATGCACTAATAAGTGATAACCTAGTGGAGCACCTAATTTAGTTTTCTTTAATTTTTGAATACGAAAAGTAGACTTACCTATAACTACGTTATCTCCTGGCTTAATTGTGTAATTGTTATCAAAGTGTAAAGCCACTAGCCTACCGTTTTCATCTAGTTCTTCAAATCTAGCTGCAACTGCATCTATTTCTATAGTCCTATTTGTAATGAAACGCAGTACTAGTGGTTTACCATTTGCTAACACACTGTGTGTTTGTGTTTTAATCATTTAATTTGTATTGGTGCTTTTATGTTAGGTACATACCCACACTCAGATTTAATTCTTTCTGCGTCTCGAAGTAAGTAAACTAGTCTAAAGTTTTTAACATAATTATCAATTGCCCAGTTCTTAGGTAAATTTGGTAATTCTGGCTTACGGTTAATATCTCCATCTGGGAGCTTACTATTAGCCTTAATTATGTTAGCTTGCTTTTTGGGATAAGTTACGTCTTCGTAGATTTTATACGCTCTAATAGCTCTACTTATTAGTTTTTCTGGAAGTACACCTAATAGGTATTCTTCTGCTTTTTTTCCACCTACTCCAGGTACACCTTTAATATTATCGCCTGCGTCACCTGTGATTGCTTGTGTAAATAAGAATCTGTGAGCTTGCAGCGAATTGGTAATTTTCCAAGTACCTTTACTATAGTTAAAGTGATTCCCGGCAACTTGCCCGGATATATCCTTATCTATAGCACATATCGTAAAATCTGTAAAATCTTCATTTTCTACAAGCGTACCGGACTCTGCTAGTTTACTAACATAAGCCACAATATCGTCTGCTTCTAGTAATTTAAAGCTTTCAGCGTAATAATTTTCTTTAAGATATGATTTTAGTGTTCTGACAAATTTTAAGTCAGTTTGTTTTCTATTTCCTTTGTAGTTGGAATCAATGCTGTGTCTAAAGTACTTGCCCTCAGAAAGAAACAAGTAGTAATGTGTACTACCTGTCTCTCTCATTATGTTGGCAAATAAGAAATCCACAGCATCAATGCTTTCTTTTATGGTATCTTTACTGCAGATATAACATATAGAGTCAGCATCAATAATTGCTAATTTATTCATCCTTATTTAATTTATAAATAAGTTATACTCAAACGTCCTTCGTTCATATAACTTACTTGATTTGTGTGTTATCCACGTATTATTTTTGTGGACTTTGTAATGACAATATAGTAAGAATTTTTCTGGATTTTTAATTAATCCATTCTGCACTGCCTTACTTAGACCTCCCATTCCTAGGTTAAATCCAAATAATGTTAGCGCAATTGCTTTACTACCATGCATGTCATACTTTTGTTTTACCTCAGTTAATCTTGTATTGAAATCATTCATTAAGATTTCTGTGGCAACTTTTTCAGAAATGTTAGCATAAGTTTCCCCTGACAGTAGGTGATGTCCGTATCCAATTGTACGTGAGCCATCAGCATCTAGGTAAACTTTGCTCCTGAATCCTTCAAAAGTCTTTAAATGAGTTATAGCACTATCAATGTAGTTAACTGTAACTAGCGAGGTCTCTGTAGTTTTTACAGGCTCTATTTTGTTAATTTTTAGTGTATCAACCACCGGCGTAGTCAATTGATTAGTTGTAGAAAGGCGTAGGGAATACGTTCCCGCAGCTATTACAATACTTACTATCAACATGATTATTCTCTTTTTCATCTTTTAGAAATTTAATCGTAAACACAAGCTTTCGCTTGCTTGGATCTTTCACCATGTGATAACGTTTTCTACCTGCTTCTCGCACAGTGTCTTTATCGTCATCTGGTATTCTATTTGTTAGATGTAACGCATCCAAGAAAAACTTCTCAAGTAACCACATATTATCAACATCGGGCATATTGCCTCTCTCAATTAGGAATATATCACAGCTTACGCTTAAATACACTCCTGGCGGCATTTTAATAGGTGCCAATTGATCGACTATGAATTTACTAAAATAATCATGGTAATACGCAGCAACTTTTTTGCGCAGTGTATAATGCATTTTAGCGTTATATAGTTCTTGTCCGTTTAATATCCACTCGTTTGGCTTTCCAGCCTTTGTTGCATTCTTTAAAAATCGTTGTCCTAAGTTATCACAACAGAAAGCCTGCTTATTAAAAATTAATGGGCTAGGTCTTAAATCTTTTTGATGTTTTAGGGGCAATGATTTACTATCTTTCCAAAGCCAGTATTTAGGCTGAGTTCTCTCTGATAGTTTATATCTATCTTCCCAGTGAGGTATAGTTACTTTGTAAACCGACATACTTGTTGTTCTAAGTATAAATCCAATTCATCGTAACTATACATCTCTACAAAATCAGATGCATCCTTGGTTTCGCTTGGGAAGTAAAATAGGGGAAGATTGTGATCTTTCGCTATAGCTTCTGCTGCATTTTTACCAGGTACATCGTTATCATATAGGATTAAGATAGTTTTAAAACTTTCTTTAAGTTCAGCCATTACTTCATGACTAATATGTACAGACTCTGCTTGAGGTGCAAATGACGGGTAACCTGCCTTTTTAAGTACCACTACGTCTTTTAATGACTTAGTAATAAGTAGGACATCCCCTTCTTTTTCCATCTCTTTAAACCCTTGCAAAAGGCTTTCCGGACAATTACCCCGCCACTTACGTTTTTTATCGGCGTAAGGTTGGTATAATTTCCAGGCTGCCCTACCATCTGGTAGTTTACCAAAATAGTACCCATACGCAATGTCTTGACACTGCGTATAAGTATTATTAATAAACATTCCTTCAAGTGGGTGTATGTTGTAAAACTCTAATTCTTTAGAGGTTAGGCCGTATTTATCTGCCCAGAACGCTTTATCTCTCAAATCCCATTTACGAATACGCACACCAATTTCGGTTGTGAATTCTTCTACATCTTCGATGTTAAAATTTGATAAGACAGGTGCTATTTTTGATCCAACTACATCTAGTCCTTTGGACATTAGATCTAAACCGAAATCAATATTAACTCGTTCCATTGCATGTATAAATGACCTTTCACCGTGCTTTACTTGGACATAATCAAAGCAATCTAGCTTCTTAGAGTCTGTAAAGTCACGGTAATACAACTTATCCCCTGATTTCATGATTGAACATGTAGGATTTTTGTCTGGCCTTAGCTCACTCCGAAATATTTTACGAAGTTCACTAAAAGGCGTACAATAATAGTTAAATATATCATACTGGTTCACTTTATCCAGTATATTAGCTCTGGATAGAGGTCTCCTAATATTCATATAACTAGAATGGTGCGTCTTCTACTTGTGTTTGAGCTGCAGCTACTGGTGCTACACCTTCTTCTACCATTTCTGTTTGAGATGGACGTGAATAGATATCACCTGTTCCTTCTACTAATGTAGTTGGAGTTGTACCATCTAGCTCAATCCAGTTAAGGTATTTAGGGAAACTTGCAAAGAAATCACCATCTCTGTTAGGTAAGAATACCAGTTTTAAAGAAACTTTAGTTCCTTCGCTTACAGGTGCAGCAAATACGTGCGCAGCTAAAGCCTGAATAACCGATACAAATGTACCATCAGAATGAGTCTCTACAATATTATAGAATTTTAACGGGTCATTGCCTAAGAAAGGTAAACATACGTGCAACAAATGCATAGTTAATTTATCTTGTCCCCAGTCTTTATCTGAATCAAAGAATGTGTGCGAGAAGATAGATCCGTTTACTTGTTGAAATGCTAAAGTAGCTCTTGCCATTTTACCATTTTTACCATCTGCAAATGATCCATCTTTATTTTTAGAAATAGCTAAACCTAATACTCTGTTTCCTGGTACATTTGTACCTACTACTACTTGCACTTTACCTGATCCTGTAATTGCTTTACCATTTTTGTCTTTTCTTGCTCCAATCATACTTTTAATTTATCAATTAATTAATTAATTTATTCTGTAATTTTACTGTATTACGGACAGTTTTTAGTCTACCTTAAGATATTATTTATAATTAAGTAGTTATTAAAATGTGACAAATCGTTACTTATTTCAACTGCTCTTTGTCTTACAATTTTAATGTTCTACTTTATTACTAAATATCATTACTGAAAAGGCATAGACTCATCATAATTTACTTTCCCCATGTCTGCTGCACTGAATGACAGTACAGTTTTTGGTTCTGTTTCCTCTACTACGTCTTCAATTTCAACTTCAACTACACCAGACGCCGTTACTCCAGGTACAGCTACGTTGCCACCGTACTCAGGTTCAACTACTTCAGGGGTAGACTCTACTTGTACAGCATCCTCAGTATCATCTTCTAGTTCAATAAAGAAGTTAATAGGCTTTGCTACACTTGTTTTTGCATTTTTTAATTTACTAAAAGAAAACAAATGCTTTACTTCGTAGTCAGATAGCGAGAAATACTCTTGTATAGACCCGATCTCTGGGTTATAATTCCTAGAAGAGTTTGTACGTGTGTACCCGTCTTTCATTAAATCTAATACAGTTGAGATTTTAATACCTTGTTTTTTTACAGGTACGTTATTCATTGTGTTGTCCATTGTTTAATTTATTTTAGTTTATCTGGATAAATTGCCTTCCAGTTGACATTTACTAGTTCATTTGTAGTTTCATCATATTCTGCCATCTTAATCACTTTGTTCTTTAAGTGACTTACTCTGGAACCACATACCAATTCTGCTGTACCTTGGAAACTAATTAGTAAATCTCCTTTCAAATTACGGTGAACAAAACCTACGCCATCTGCTTCTGCGGCTGTAGAGAATTTAATTTTACCTGTAAGTTGCAAGTCAGTTACTGTTACATCTTTACCATCTTTGTCAATCACAGAGTCTTTCATGTGAGCAACTAAGATAATACGATCTGCTAGAAATTTAATTTTCCGCAACCATTCGCTAAATGCTAACCGTAAGTAATGGTATCCGCCGCCATTAGGTAGAGATAAAATATCATCTCCTTTAAATGTAGACCCCATAGGAGTAGCCTTGTACATTTCTAATGCTACTGGTAACATCATGTCTTCCAGTTTAGAAACAGTATCAATAACTGCAAAATCATAAGGTTTACCGGCTGTGTGTACTTGCTTTATGACATTAGTTAATTCATCTATGCTATTTACTTCAATCTTAAGCGCGTTAATGTACTTAGTGCCTTTTTCTAAGTCAACGATCAGTGCGTTTTCAAGACGAGCTAATAATGCAGTTTTACCTACTTTAGGCAAGCCATACAAGATTAATAACTCAGGATCTACCATAGTAGGTGCGATCATTCCCGTAGGAAGTGTAATTGTTCTCTTTTCTTCTTTCATTTTTTTAATTTTTACACCGAATAGGGGCATAGCGTTTTTATATGCATTTTTATTCGGCTAGAACGTCAGTTCAACTGCTCTATGCCCCTCTAGTGTGTTAATTTTATTTAGATTCTATTAGATGGTACCCATATTCCGTTACTTTTCATATGAGTAGGGTGATTATTAGTCATTGTCCTTGCTTCATTGTAAAGTGCATCGTTCATTTGGGCAGCTACGGGTAGCTCGCGAAATGTACCAGATGGGCCAATAAAATTTAAGCCTAAGTTTACACCTGGCTCGCCATTTCTATTTTCCAAAATCTCAACATTACGAAATGAATTACCTAATTGAGGTATATTATAACCTTGGAATTCTGGCATTTTCATCCTAAAAGGACTAAATAACGCCATTATTACATTTGCATCCCTGGTAGTGTATTTTGAATCACCGAAATCTCTCAATGTAGGTGTTAGTCTACCTGAGTTATGTCTAGAGTCATTATCCACATCCCCTGACATTTGCTGTATTACAATTGGGGTTGCATTGAAATTATTCCGTAACTTAACAAAGTACTGACTCATTTTGTCAATATTTTGTTTAGTATTAAATCCGCGTTCCTCTTCCATTAAAGCAATATGATCTAAGAAAATAAGCCAATGTTTTTTTGGGTTCTTAGGTTCATATCTGTTAAATTTAATTATAGGCTTCATCGGATCTTTACTTACATTGGACTTATGAATTGTACCGTTTTCTTCCGCTACAGATAATAAATGCTTATTTATACCTGTTGGGTTTTCTGGTATCTCATGAATAGTCACAACATCTTCCATCTCATCAAAGTAATCTCTATATCCACGTATGAGTTCAAATAACTCACTAGAACAGTGATTTTTACCTTTAGATAAGATAGTGTTTGCGTCTGCTATTATACCGTATTCATGCCAAAGTTTTCTACCAATACCCTTAATAATTTTTGATACAATATCAATTTCAAAAGAGTAATAATCAATACCTAGGTCAAATCCATCTAACTTATCAGTATCTTTTAGTTCTTTATAATGATCGTATGCTCCATAGTAGAACACGTCATCTGCAAAACTTGTTTTACCAACTTTAGTACCGGCACCAATTAAATAATAGGTTTTTTGCTGAATACTAGGTAAATACTTCCTAAGTCTGTGAAATGGAATAGGTATACCTTCGTTATCGCCACGTAAACCTGCCTCCATTTCGCCCATAGCCCTCTCAAATCCAGTAGGGCCTTTACCCGTACTAGGGGTGTCGTATATTAATTCTTCATTTTCCATTGTATTAAGCTGAAGTAAACCATACACTATCTGCACCTGAAGACTCAGTATAGTTAGTTCCGTTTTCTAGAACTTCCTCGACTGCGCCTGCTAAGAGCGAAGTGCCGTTTTTTGATATAAAATAATCTGCACAAGAAATCATTTTCCAGTCAACTTGCCGTTTCTCATGGAGATACTGCTTAGTTGCTTCAAATATTTCTTCTTTAGTAGTCTTGGGATAAATGCTTAAAAATGCAATCATCTTCTTGGTAACACCTTGCTTGTCGCCACGCACTCGTCTACCACCTGATTTTTGTTTTGCTGGCCATAATTCTCGCCAGTCATTAATCCAGTCATTTACAAGTGTGTACGAAGCAGGTGCTTTAACATTAGGTTTAGGTAATTTATTTGCGGCATCCGCTAACATGTCCTCCGCTTTGGGAGTCAGTCTAGGGGCATTTGGCAAAAGTACTACCCAACCATTCTGTTGAAGGTAAGTGTCCATATTTCTACGAACACTCGGTTCCACGCATTCAAAAGGTACGCCTTTCTTTATTGTATATAAGTAACAATACAACGAAGGGCCTAACTTAAGTTCTACGAGTAAGCTCATTGGTACTGTAATATCTTCCATTATGTTAATTCTTTAATTACGGCAATCCCCACAAATGTCACAAAAATTGTGCTCTTCTTCGGTCATTGCCATATTACAGAATTCACATTCATACTCAGATTCAAATATTTCTTTGTCGTCCATCTTTTTAGTTTTTAGGTGGATGAACAATGCGACCATTTGGAGTTTTCTCTATTGTGTAACCACGACTGATTAACTCTGCATCTCTATTATCCATTGACATTGTAGTTCCTTGTAGGTTTCTTACACCTACTTTAATTGCTCCTGTTTTAATTTTCTCTTTTTCCATATTTTCTATTTCTTTTTGTAAATTAGCTAAAGCTCGCCATGCTACTTTTGTAGAGTGTAAAATCCCATCAGTATCAACAGTACCAGCTTCTAGTAGGTGCCTAGATAAAGCATCCAACTCGTCACCTGATTTACTTCTATCCCAGTGTAATGGGCTGTTAGGATTATGTTGATCGTTACCAGCTTGTGAGCATTTTGCCAAAGCTCTTATTGCATCGGGAAAGTAATTAAGTACGCCAGAAAATACTGGAGTACCTTTACGCTCTTCTGCATATGTTTTCTTTTTCATTGAATTTTTATTAGTGAGTCCAGTAAGTTGTTGTAATTGCATCCGCTTTAAGGGGAATACGCTTACACCATACAGATCCAGCTCGCTCCATACACTCTTCTAGTGCAGGTGCTGCTATATGCTGTAAACCATCTGTAACTTCTAGGTTAATTTCATCATGTACAAGAAGTGTAACTTTTACATCTTCCCAGAAATTATTCTTATTTATCCATTCGTATAAGTAAATTGCTGCTAATTTGGTAATACTTCCAGCTTCGCCTTGAATTACATAATTCATAGCTGCCCTTTCCATTTTACCTTTCATTTGATTTACTTTTTTATGCTCACCATTTCGTTCTGCTTGCTTTAACCACTTCCAATCAGGGTAGTAATACTTACGTTTGGTGACGTCATCTATTAAAATGAAGCCCTTACGCATAGATGTACTTTTTAGTTTTTCAAAGAAAGCTTTCATACCTGGAAAGGCATTAAAGTAATCTTCATAAACTTTTTCACCTACTTCTGGAGCTAGTCCTAAGTTTTTGGCAATAGTAAAGCCTGTGCCACCGTATGCTAATGCAAATCCAGCAGCTTTGGCAATTTGCCTAAGATCAGATCTTTTAGATTTAATGTCATCCAAAGTCATTCCGGCTAATTCTGTAGGGAAAAGTTTAGATGCAATAAACGCGTGCATATCTTGTGTTTCACCCTCTTTACCTCCTTCATAGAATTCTAATAAATTTTCGTCCATTGACTTATTTACTAGTACTATGTTTTCTTGGCCAGAATAATCCGCATTAACAATAACTTTACCTGGAGGAGCATCAAATGCTTTCCGGAATGAATCATCACTAGGAATATTCTGATTGTTAGGTGATCTACTAGAGATACGACCAGTATTGACAATCTGATTATAATTAGAGTGCAATCTTCCTGTAATAGGGTTAACATATTTTAGGAATGATTTCCCAAAAGTTGTCACAGATTGCTCGTGTTTTTTAGCTTTTAAATATAAGCTTACAAATTCTATTAATTTATCAGACAATGCCATTTCATGCATCATAGCCTTTACTTCCTTAGATTCTACCGTAAACTTCTTTTTACGATCTGGATTAGTTTTAGTAGGTTTAGCGTTAACTTCTGGACAAATCTTAAGGTACCTGAAAAATTCAATTACCTGATTAGAAGATGACCACTTTATTTTACACGAAAATCCACTACTAAATAAATCGTATTGCTTATCAACAAACTGAGTATCAGCATAGTTATCCATAATGAATTCATCTAGTAGTTCAAGTGCAGAGCTGTGTTCAATTAAATTAGCATCGTAAGTTTCAAGCCATTTAGGTGGGTTAAAATTAACACCTGCATACTCAATTTCTGCTAAAATCAATAAGAATTTCATTTCTAGTTTCATAGTTTCCCACAAATCTTTTTTCTTAAATTCTTTTAATTGTTGATCTCTGATCCAAAGGGGATACAATATATCTGCAGCTCCATACGCAATTTCATCTACTGAAAAAGGTCTGTCACCGATAGTTAAAAAGCTAAGTCTAATTGACTTATCAACTGTAATATCAAGGTAACGCTCATTTAAAGCCTTTAGACTTAATTGTTTATCTTCTGGTAAACCATTATAAAGTATTCTTTCTGCAATCATAGTGTCATACGCTCCATTTAAGCGTACTTTGTACTTGTGTAAAGTATGTTTATACTCAAACTTTAAGTTGTGACCTACAATCACTTTATTTATGTCTGAAAAGACATCTGTAAGTGGACCTATGTTCACGTTTCGTACATCAATGACGTATTGTCTATTTAAGTCTCCCACTTGCACCATGACAATATCTGAAGTATAGGGATCTAATCCTCCAAAATCTAAATATTTATCTTGATGCAAGCGCGTTGTTTCAATGTCGTAACCAATTACAGGTATACTTTTACAGTATGCAACTGCTTCGTCTAGTGTAGCACGTCTAAATGTACTATCCAGTTCTAATGAATTTGTTACAACTCTTATTTTACTGTAATCTATTTTACCGTAATTCATAGTTTTTAATTTTAAGTGTAATTAATTTGAATAAAAAAGGGGAAATGCATCACCAAATCCCCTTATAACCCAAACGGTGTGTTTGTTTACGCAGTTCACCGGTCTGCTATACGGTTATTCGGGGACACCTGCAGCTTCTAGTAATTCTACATCTGCCGGATTTATGTATTTAACAAGGGATTGTAATTCACTTAATTCTTCATAACTGATTCTTTCTGCGCGTAATTCTGTACGCAGTTCTTCTAGTCTATATTCTATATTATTCATTATAATTACGATTTTTTGTTTTTAAATAGTAAATCAATTGCTTCTTTTGGTGCATCGTCTAATTGAACCGCCATTTCACACCCGGAAAATAAACCGTTAGTATTTTGGAGCATTGAGTCACCTTCTTCTTTTGTGTTGAGGTAACTTGCATATACTTCAAATGCAGTGCCATCTTCTGCAACAATTACCATTCTACGTAACCCGAAGCTATTTGTGTTAAGGCTTACTACTAATATTTTAAATACTTTCATTGATAATTTGATTAGGGTTAATAATTACAAACTGACCATACTGGTTAACTAGTTCAAGCTGTTCGAAGTCTTTTATTACAGTATTTATTGTGAAAATTTCATCGTTTTCAATACCATTTTCAATTTTACAATTGTTATTTAATTCTACCGGCTTTTTGCAGCTCTGGTACATTAGTATTTCTGAATTTGTCATGCTACTATTTTAGTTTATTTTTAATTGTTAATATATTGGCAATTTGGGCCTAATTTGGACTGTTATTGCTAATATGTTAACAGTTTGTACCACGCTTTGTGGATTTTAGTACCCAGGGAAGCGATCAAGCTTTCCTGGGTTAGATACGTCACATCTCCCCGTCTCATAAGTCTGGTGGGCGGTGCGACATTGTAAGTATACTTCGATGATTTCAAGACCATGTATACTCCTATATCGTATTACAGAATAAATCTGATTTCGTAGGTACGTGCACCTCAATCAGCTTATCGCAGCTTGACACGTATTCTGTAGTAGTTCAGGTTTCTCTAGGGCTTTCCTCACATAACCGTGTTATGCTAATGCAAGGTATTTGAGAGAGTACGTATCCCTGCTTATACTTCTACCTGCGTCAGGTCCCTGACTTTCACTTAGGACCGTAGTATATCGCTTGTTGAGAAAGCACATACCAGTGATGAGAATTAGGGCCGACTCCTATCTCACGAACTCCATTACATATCACTGAGCCGAAGCTTTACCAGGAGAGGTTCTATGGGTACTTTTTTCTTAAAGTAAAAGACCAGGTAGCTCTTGTAACTACCTGGGTATCAGTGGAGGCGGAGGGTTTCGAACCCTCGTCCCAAAACGCTTCACCATTCGATTTTATATAGCTTCCCTTTTTTCATGTGTTAAGGTCACGAGGTCATACAGATTGTATGAGTCCACCACCTAGTCTTTGAGAAAAACTAGGAAAAACGGGTACTATGCTGCTTCCAATGTTGCCATTTGTGATTCTAGCACTACATCTGATCCGAAGATAGACATGATCTCTGTCATTGCTGACTCTGTTGAATTTACGATTAAATCGTTGTTTTCGTTTCCAGTTATTATATTTCACCTACGATGTTTAAAGCCATCACTGGCTGCTAAATCATAATAGATCTTTCCCGCCCGGTCAAATCCAAGTACGCCCCCATATCTAGTTTTGAGAAAACTAGTAAAACAACAGGCTTTGTTTATCCCTTCTATCCACTGTAGTTTAATACAGCTCAGTGGTTCTGGAATGACTTAGCTACACTTCTCAGATTTACTGTGTAGTACCTATCTTATCTTTATGCGTTCATCTGCTTCTTAGGATCTACTCCTAGAGAATACAAACGAGCCTTATGCGCTTTTTTGTGATATTTTAAATCCTCTTTTTCAATTGCATCTTTTTGATTAATTGTAGGATTTAGATGTACTCTTTTGCAACGAAGTCTCTCCATAATTAAAATGTCATCCATTGTTAATGTTGGGTTTTTTGCTGCTAATTGTGCTAACGTAGGGTTAACATTGGGTTTACTTGCAATAAAGTCAGTAATTTTTTTTCCTGTCTTTTTGTCAGTCTTAGTAACCATCTTACCTGTTATTAAATCTACTACGAAGTCTCTTTCTTTGTATGCCATTTTTTAAATTTTTAGATATATTTATAGTTTATTGTAATCCATGATGTTAAAATTTCTTTATTTGTAGGACTTAATTCCATAAACCAACTAAAGAAAGCCATTGTTCCTTTTTTATCATAGACTGCATTGAATTTAGATTGTAAATGATCTGCTATGTTTTGATTATCACTCCATACTTTAGAAATAAAGTTAGGTAAGTAATTATGACCAAAATACAAAAAATTAATTATTCCATCGTTATTTTTCATCCTAATTCGTTTTTATCAAAGAATAAAGTCATTCTTTCTTGAGTTTCTACTCCCCAACTACGAAGAGCTTCGTAAGATATCATACTTCTAGAGTTATCTTCTATGTCTTGGTCTGTTACTGCTGCACATTCTTTTGCGTAGCGAGTTATAGCCTCTATAATTGCAATTTGAGCTATCGCTCCTGTCTTAGAGTAATCCATTAAATGTTTTACTAGATCATTAGTGTTTTTACGTTTTGCCATTTTATTTAGTTTAAATTTGTTAGTATTATTTAGTTTAAATTTGTTAGTATTATCTTAGTGTTCAATTAATTTATGACAATAAGTACACGTGCGGAGTGTTTCTCCTCGTGATAGTGTAAATGTAGGTGACAAGCATTCGCATTTATCTGAACCTTCTGAATCTTCATTAGAATCAAACTCAATATCTACACATTCTTGTAGATTATCTTCGTTTGCTACTCCTAAATTAAATACAGTAGATACAAAGTAATCTTTTGCACTTGACTCTGTGTTATTTGCGGCTATGAATGTATCATAGTTATATTTAGGATTACTAAACATAACTTTTACTAGTTTTAATTTTGACATTTTTAATTTTTAATTTCAAATATACTACAGGCATCTACAACTGACTTGACTACTCTCTGTTTCCAGTCTTCACCTGCCATAAGTTTAACCTCGTCTCTGTTTGTATGAAAGCCTAATTCCAGAAGCACTGCAGGCATTGATGTATTTCTAACAACATAGAATGCGCATTTCTTAATCTTTCTGTCTTTTGCAACTCCGTAGAAATTACAGCTTAATTCTTGGTGCATATACTTAGCGAGATCGTTACTTGCTTTACTTCCTTTAGTGTACACGTATGTACCAATTCCACTAGCCTGATTCCACTCTTTGCCGTTGCTATTTGCATCGGAATGAATAGAAATATAGACGCATTTCCGACTTCTTCCAAGTTCGTTTGCTCGCCTTACTCTTTCATTTAATAGAACATCACGCCAATCGTTAATAATGTCAATGGCTTCTAATCCTGCCTTTTCCATACCTTCGATAATACGTTTAACGTTATCTCGGTTATTTACACCTTCATAGAAAACAACGTCATCTTTAACCATTCTTTTTCCTGGAGTTGTATATTCCCCAGCTTTAGCATGCCCTTCTGGATATTTTCCACCATGACCTGCATCTAAAATATATAAGTATTTACTCATCTTTTTTTATTTAATGTTAACGTTTGTCTTAACTGGTTTCTTAGCATTGCTAGGACAGCTTAGTTTATGATAACCTTTACCATTGCACATTTTACAGTTACAAAGTTCATCTAAATCTGTAATTATTTTTCCTTTCATGCGTTTAGTTTTTAGTTTGTTGAAACTGATGTAATAACAGTCCCATACCTTGAGCTATTTTCTCATCATAAGTCAACTCATCCTGTCCTATTGCATCAAGTATAGCGTGAACTAACTCGTGATAGAATGTTTGAGCTATCAAATCTTGAGGGACAGCTTTACCTTTATGTGTGTCTGCTAGATATATAGTTGATTCAGTAAACGATGTAAGACCAAGTGTCTTAAGATCATCCATTTTTCTGTTGTCAATTACTACTTTCCATTTCACAGCACCTAACATAAATTCTTTTGTTTTCCACATATTTCTATTGGTTATTTCTATATACTATTGAAATTATTACTATTGATATGTATTCTAATAACTTTTTCATTTTCTTTTAGTTTTGTAAAAAGGGGTACTATTTAGCACCCCTTATTAATGTTTATCCTGCGAAATTTCGTCTTGCTGCTCTGTGGCAATAAGCTTTTCTTTTTTTATTTTTTCTTTTTACTCTTTTGTTTTTCTTTTTCTTACCACCTGGGTAAGTTGACTCTGTAGTATTCAAATTACTTGTTGCTACCTGTCCTGCACTTGCAGATGAGTTTAATGCTACGGCTAATATGCCTAATATTACAATAATTTTAATGATTTTCATAATTTCTGTTTTAGTTTAGTTATTATTAATTTACTTGTTATTAATTGCTGACGGAGTGAGAATCGAACTCACATCCTAGGCTCTTCCAATTGAGCTACCCGCCATCCATTCCTTTTTAGGAAGGTTTTATTTATTGTTTTTTAAGGGTATAAATGTTTTATTCATTTCCCCCATTTCATCTTTAGCCAAGATAGTTAAGGATGGATATTTGGCATTCTTAACCAATGTATACTTAACTTCCATATCTACCATTAAGCAATAGTATATATTTGTGTAGTCATTAATGTAGTATTTATACGCTTCCATATTCACGCCATTTAGTATAATTGTACTATCT